CTACCTTTTGATCTACGATACCAGTTTCCATACTAGCATCATCAAATGGCAACTCTTTAAACCATGCAGGAATGTGTGTTTCATCTGTGGGATAACCTACACTACTATATCCTAATGGATTTTCTTTGAGCTTACATACAACAGTTTTCATACCATCTACGATACTCATACTATATTGGTCACCCATCATGCGTTTTAAATTATTCCAATTCATTGCCGCACGCACATGTCCTGGCATGTTGGCTTTACCCAACCGTTCTTCTTCTTTGGTGTATTTGGTTAGATTGTTCACACGCTTAGGTGTACCTTTTTCCCAAGCTGGACGCTCTGTAAAGATCAATTTAAAGTCACGCACCTTGTCGATGATGGCATCACGCCCTGCGCCTGTCAATACTTCTAACAATACACTACTTAAGAAGTCTTGGATGACTTTGGGAGTATCTGATCGTTTCAAATCTAGGCCCATGGCTTTTACTTTACCTGGATTACCGTGTGTGTCTAAACGATGCCCTTCCATGTCATAGATTAGAATAGCATAGCGTTTCTTTTTAATAAACAGGCCTTTAAGTGACACACTTTCTCGACCACCTTTGATCAGTTCACCCTGACGTCGTGGAGTATGGAAAGCCTTTTCACAGAATGCTGGAAAACTTTCATTAACTTGATCAGCGATGCTGTCATATAAGCCTACTGCTATGTCTTTATTCCATTCCATCTTACCTGCTAGAACATCTGCCTTGACCATTTGATACGCACTAAAATAACATGAGTCTGTATCACCATAGATGATCGCCTCACCAGTATGATCATATATGCCAGTGATACACTCGTTAATATAAGCATCCATATGACGAGCGATAGTCCTACCAGTTAAGGTAGTTGACTGTCCGATACGTTTATCAAAGAACCTGCAACCTGGATTCAAAATAGCACCATACAAACTGTTCAGGTTAATCTTCTTAACTAACTGACGCTTGTCCCAGAATGCCGTATCTTCATCTGTAACAGCGTCTTTCTTTTTAGCCTGCATGTCCTGACGTTCAGCATACCATCGTTCTAGCAAACCTGGAATAATACCTTTGCGTTCATTGTTGAAGATAGTGCCATTGGCTGATAATATCCAAGGCTTGTTGCTGTCAAAGATTAGTCGCCAAACATCTGCGGCACTTAGAACATCACTGGTACCGTTGGCCCAATCGATGGTGATCTCAGTACCGACTTCACCATTCATGACTGCTGTGTATTCTAGCGATCCAAACAAACCTTCCCATGCGTCAGCGAATGACGAACCTCCAGTTTGTTTTTCTTTGATATAGTGTTCAGTCATCACAGGACGCAGTTGTCCTACGATAGTCTCTGGACCCATGTTAAGTGCGCGAATGGCTGATGGATACAGTGAGTTGATGTCGATAGCACCAATGTAATCATGCATACCTGCTTTGGGGGTCGCTACATACGCACCAGCCGCCTGTGTATCAAACTGTTCATCACGGTTACGATTTGGAACAACCATACCAAGTTGATGTGCTTCGTTAATGATAGCCTGTTCGGTTACAGCCACAGCACCCATTGTTGTTTGTAGTAGCACGGTGTTGTCATGCGCTAACTCATTGGCTAGATCTAAGAAGCGTAGTTTTGTATCTAGTTTGTGTAACAAGGCTGTGTCTTGGCGATTGTATTCGATAAACTTAGCAAAGTCTTTGTTGTACAGTTGATCTAATGTGCCCTCGTACTGAGTTTTACTTTCACCAAGTTCATATTCACTAATAGCATCTAAACTATAACTGTGACGTTCTTCATAGGTATATTTGCGATAAAGTTGCATATAGTCCATATGCACACGACCGATCAAGTCAAAAGTCATGTTAGCGGCACCAAAACGTTCAAACTCACGTTGCTTAGGGAACTGTCCCCATAGGCAGAATCTACGTGTGTCATCTTTACTGAGCACGCGATTGGTTCGCTGTATCATGTAAGGGATATCAAAGCCTTCTGAGTTCCACCCACTTAAGATATCTGCATCGTCAATTAAGTCCAAGAACGTTTTCAGCAAGTCTTCTTCGCGTTCCATTAAGAAACAGTTGTCATATTGGCGACAGATCTCTTCGGCAGTTTCCCAGCTCATGCTCTTGGGCGGCACCACCATAGTTACTAATTTGTCTAACCAATCGAGATAAACACTTACTGCGGTGATTGAATTAAATGGGTCATCTGGTTTTGAGAATCCACGAACGGGATCAAAGTCTACTTCAATGTCAAAGAATGCTGTCTGTAGTTTGGGGCTGGGCTTACCTAGATAGTTTTCTTCTAGACAACGGAATACTGGGTTAATATCGCTTTCCCAAATCTTCTTACCACTGTTGATTTTAAGTTCTTTGTGGAACTCTTTACCTATGCGTGTGCTGAATCTGCTGACAGGTGTGTCATAGATAGTGCGGAATTTACCGCGGGGGTCATCATAGTAAAATGTGTAATTAGCAGGGAATTCTTGATATTCTCTCTGTCCATTTACTCGTTCTACGATGTAGATACGATCTTTATTTCGATCAAATAGTGCGTCTACGTAACTCATTCATTTCCTTTTTGTGCGACTTCTAGCTCACACACACTCTTCATGCCCAAGGTGGGCGACTTCTATTGTGCTACTAAATTCTGCTGTGCTGATAAGAATTTATCTTTTTTAATCTTTGTCATTAATGTAATGCACTTTTTAACATCTAGATTATTCTTTAAAAAATTATCACTAGCATGAAAATATCTGATGTCACAAAGTAATACAGATCCAGCGACCCATTTAAATATGTTTTGAATACTTATGTAAGGTCTTTCTTGTGGCCAACAATGGCTAAAATATTTCTGATATTCTTCCTCTGTCATCTGATCTGCCAATGGTAGAGGATCATTCTTTTCTTTATAGTTAACGAAATGGCAATACTCACCATATTGATTTAGTATAATAGTTTTAGCATCGCATGTCAAGAGCGGAATAATAACTAAATAGAAAGGAATTTCATCTTCTGACAATTCTAATGCATTTCCAAACCAACCATAGTCGTTGTGTATTTCGTAAGGTATAAATGATTCTAAAATAAATGGTTCAGGGCACATCATATTACTAGAAACTACACTAGGTAATGCTTGATTGATTATAGTTGAGATATCATTATGATTTTGCCACTTCCAAAGATATCTATGAGAAAGTGTTTTACCTTGAGTTGGTCCGGGCCATGACTGCACCGACGGTATCATTTTGCTGTTGTTTTCGACTTTTGTCGTAATAAAATCTAAATCAGATTGACTGAATTTGTTTTCTAAAATCAAAGTAGGTAAAAATGGCAAATTATTATTCATGTTTAAATATTTAATACCCTGTAAAATCCTATACCATCAATGATAAAAAGCGTCATAGTAGTCATCAATAAGCCAAAACTTCCACGACTGATACTTGTAAACATACTAATAGTTAATGCTACAAATATGATCGGATAAACTATCAACCAATCAGTATAAGGTACTGTTAAACTTACCGACAGTGCTATTACTATGTTTAATAACCAATTACATATTTCTAAACATAATCTAACGGGATGGCTATGCCAATCTCTTTTGACAAAATTCCAGGTCGCGTGCCAATCGATCAAACCGTGCGACCAACTGTTTCAAGAATGTCTGTGACTGTTTCGTGATCAGCATTGGTTTCGGTTAGTTTAGATTTTTGAGCAATTTTAATTGCTTTTTTAAGCAAACTAGGTTTGATTTCTAATTCTTCTGCTACTGCTTTTACAGTATCATTTAATCCTGCGCTCAAATCTTCTACTTCTTGTAATACCGCAATACCTTCGTTAATTAGTTGAGTTAATTTAGCTTTTTGTTCGCCTGAAAACATTTTTGATGCCATGATGTGGCTCTCCTTGATTTAAAATTATATTATACTTGAAATATTTAACCCTGTCTATGAGTTTGACTAATTTATTCTGCATTTACGTAAGATACGGGTAGCGGTTTGGAATTCTAATGCTAGATCATCGTATAGATCTTCTGGTGGGCGTTCAGCATAGGCACGTGATATATAGGCCATTTGTCCTATGTCAGAATAATATATTTCTGTAGGCCAACGATACTTGCCCCACTCCATGCTGTTGATTAATAAGCATTCATCGCCTACATTTTTCAGCATTTCTTTTTTGGCTTTAACTGGAAGATTAACACTGGTTAATAGTTTAACACCTACAGGAACTGTGTTAACCAAAGGTTTATCTAGATAGTGTGCGAATAGGTGTACTAGATATGCTTCTACTTCGTGTGCCAAATTAATTGTAAGTTCGCACTCTGCTCTGCGAACGATATCATACGACTCTCTTACGTAGATATCCCAATTATTCATTTACATTACCACTTACGGCAAGACCAATATCGGGCTTTGGTACGGGGTCCTGGGTTAGCACAGTTATGACGTGCTCTAAAGCTCTTGCGACGTGCTGGATTTGATTTCTTGATACGCATATTAGGATCACCAAAGTTTACTTTTTTGATATTGCCAGTACTAGGATCCTTAACATAAACCTTAAACTTCTTAACATCGCCACGCATAGGCTTACCAAGAGGTACTTTACGACCATGATACTCTGCTTCATCCAATTGTTCATCTTCGTTATACCACAAGTCACCATATGCTTCGTAAAATTCATCACCATGATATATTTCTTCTGCTATTTTTGATTCTGATAAAAATTCATTAATTTTCATTTGGTAACTGGTCCTCCTTCGACCCAAGCGTCACAGGTGCGTTTACTCGCACATTTAAATTTAAGGAACTTGCAGTAGCCTAGATCACCGGCATCAATAGTGTCCATAGGATTTGATCCTGGTTCTGTTCCTATACCTTTGGCTATACAATCTAGCATATCTGTGGATATATCAAACGCCGCACAGTTACCACAGCGGTTTTGTTTAACTGAGTCTATGTCCGAGGTATTCCACTTATCTGCTAATTCTTGCCAATATTCTTCGTTAGGTTCGTTAGGATTTAAAGGACCATAGTGATATTCATTTATGGCTTTCTGTCTATTTTTTAGATTTAGACTGATATCCTGCGTAGCTGGTGGACAACCTTGCTCTAATGCTTCTATGATCGTGATTAAATCTCTCATTTTTTACGTCCTCTACGCATATTTATCTGCCAACGAGCTAGCTGTCCTTTTCGGCCTGGCGCCTTAGCAGCTTTTTCTAGCTGAGCCATCGTAGCTCCTTTTGGTATACCATGGCGTTGGCTGTCTCCTGGGCGGCCGGGTCCTCGACCATCAGCAAAGTTTTCATTTGCCTTCTTGCGTCCTTGGCAGTGTGCCTTTTGGCTGAATCCTTTGGGGTTACTACAGTTGATGCTCTTTTTGTATTTTTGACTCCACGCTTCGGGCAATATGATGGGTTTTAACTCCATATACTGTGGAAACTGTTTGTTGAATTCACGCATGATAACACCAGCTTCAGCATTGGCTTCATCTTCTATGGTGCTACCTGTCTGCCAGCTGTCAGCATCTAAACGATTCTGTTCACCCTGTGCGTAGTGTGTAAGCTCATGTGCTAGAGTGCGGAGAACATCGTTAGGGTGGCGATTCTGCACGTCCACATGGACTATGCGATCTTCGTTGCTGAATTTGCCAAATGATGCTAAATGTTCAGTGTCAACATCACGTAAGAGTTTAATCTTAGGTAATTTTTTAAGTTCTAGATGTTTGATAGCCAATGGTAAGAAATCACGCAAGGCGTCAATCAAGGTTGGCTCTGGTGGACCTTGTAATTCTTCAAATAAGTCTAATATTAACATATTATGTATTTATATACCCACTACATTGATCTTTAGCCAATCTTCTGGAATA